GATATAAGAAATGAGTAAGTTATGCCTAGACCAGTAAGAAAATGGATAGTTCGTTTAAGAATGTGGTACGCAGATTTAAGAGGACATCATGGTAAACGCTGGGATTATGAACCATCTAAAAATTATATGAGGAAACGAAAATGAATATAGATAAATGTGAAGATTGTAAATGTAATTGTCATTGCAATGTTAAAGATCATCCTAATTTTAAAGGTGTTTGCCCTTGTGAAAATTGCAAATGTAAAAATTTAGAAGATAGTGAAAAGACAACATAATACAATCTTAATAGGAATATTAGGAACAGTATTATTAGGACTTTCAACATGGGTTCTTATTACTCTAATTGAATTACAAACAATAGTAGCAATGATGCAGCAAGAACTAATGTCTTTAGATAAAGTTTTTGGTCGTATTTATGCACATATGGATAGATTAACTAAATGAAATGGTGGTGTTATATAATTTGGGGTAGTCTTTTATGGCTAATGTTATCTTGGTTTGCAAGTTCAGTAGGATTAGCAGAAGATAATGATACAGCTTTTACTACAAACATATTACCTAATGCTGGAACAACTACATCAGGTTTAACTAATTCAACTTTAGATGGAGTGCAATCTGGATCTACAGGTGCATTAACTAATAATTCTACACACAATGGATTTACAATAACTTGTGATACGCAAGTTAGTAATGCTTGTGGTAATGCTTTTAATGGAGAACTAGAAGCATCACATGACATGACAGTTAAAGCTACTGGAAGTTTAGTTGGTATAGAAGGAGATAGTACACCAGATGGTGTTACTCATACTTCTACTCAAATAAAACTTAATGGTGGAATAAATTTAAGCAGCTCTATATCAGTACAAAACTGTGAATGGAGTGGATCAGCTCATCAATGTGGTAATTCTGTAGGAGTTGTTGATTCTTATACTATTATTATGAAAGTTTTAGATGAAGATGAAAATGTATTAGCTTCATCTACTCAAATAAGAACAACAGATGCTGGTTACAATTCTAATGCACAATCATTTGACGATAGCTTACATTATAATGGAGTTCATGCTAATAAATACGAATGGTCTTGGACAGGAATTGATGGATCAGAAAGTACATCATCAGCTTTACGAGGACCTAATTTGTTAGGTGCTGAAATGATTTTAGATTTTCCTGTAGAAGATTACGAACCTTTATCTAAAGAAGAAGTTAAAAATATTAACGAAGCTTTGGGTACTACAAATTTAAATGAGTCTGAAATATGGAATGTTATATCTGGACTTGAAGAAAGTATTGGTGAAAAATTAAACGTAGAAACAGGTGGTGCAGTAACAAGTGTAGAGCTTACAGAAAATTTTGAAATTGTAGTTACAACAACTAAAAAAGCATCTCCAGAAGTATTAGCTAAAGTTCAAGAAGTTGTACAAACAATGAATAAAACTAAAACTGTTGAGACACTAAAGAAAGAAGTTATTGCAGAAGTAATTAAAGAATCTAAACAAACACCTACTAAAACAGAAGTAGTTAAGAATAATTCTAAACAAGAAACAGTTAAGAATAGTTCTAAAGAAGAAGTAAAAGAAAAAGTTGTTAAATCTAAACTAGCATTAGTTATGGATAAAATAGATGCTAAAGTTAAAAATCCTGTAAAGAATTTAAAGCTTAAAAATTTAGTTAAAATAGATGCTATGACAGAAGCTCAAGGATCTTTAGCTAGTTACAACATAGTTTTTTATGCACCAAAAGATATATATTTAGATCAAATTAATATGACTGATAATAGATTAATATACAATGGTGTACAATTAGTGTCTTACATTAATAATGATACTATAGGAATTAAACAAAGAACATTACAAGAACTAAACATAAACAAACAAAGAATATTAATAGAACTTAAGGAGTTAAAGAATGGTTAAGAATATTAAGAATAACCTAACAAACATTGTAGTTATAATTGGGCTTATAGGAAGTATAGGTGCAGGATTTATAAAGTATGGTGAGGTTATGACTAAGATAGATGTATTAACTAACGCATCTAAAACAGTTGATTTATCTATAGTAGCTGTACTTGAAGAAAAAATTAAAGTATTAGAAAATAATCAAAGTCATTCTCATGATAATACAGGTGTTAAAATTATTGCAAAAGAAATAGAATTGTTGAAAGTACAATTACAAGAACTAAAAACAGCATCGTCAAATCCATTATCTCAATAATCTCTTTCTATAATCATTTCTATAAAATGTATTGCTTTAAGTAAATCATCTTTACCACCTTTGTCCTGGTGCCTTATGATGTATTTAATTGCACAACCTTCTGGAAATAATAGTTTGTTTTCTACTACAAATTTACTTGGTTGAATTTTATATTTTTGGTAGTGATTACCACCTATTTGTTTATTGTAAGTTTTACTCATTGAATGTTAACCTAAATTTTCCTGAATGTTTTTGATATTTTTTACGTGGTTTATCTAATACTTTGTGTTGATCTTTTCGTATAGCATACAAATCTAATTTCATAGCTTCAGTAAATTTACGAGTAGCTTGAGAAGAATCAATTTCAGCATAAGAACATATAGTTTTAAAATCTATAGAGTTACTGGTGAGCCAATTAATAGCTTCACGCTTATCTATAATGTGATACTTATATACACCATCATACATAGCATCATGTATAGCTTGGTTTATAATAGCTCTAAACAATTTAATCTGATGATCGTTCATCAATAACTTCGTAAGTAGTACGTTGTTCTACAGTCTCGGCTTCTTGCCAAGTCAAACTATTACTATCTAAATTATTAATTATTTTTAAGGCTTCTTCATCTGTGTCTGCTTTAATAACAACTTCAGCATACGCAGGAAGAATAACCCATTTCTTAAACTTATAAATCATATATTGTTTTTACGTCTACTTGCTTCTAAAGTTCTAAATAAATCTATAATTAAACCTTCTTTATCACGTTTGTTTTCCAAAGTAGATGCTTTAACTTCTGCATCAAACAATTCTTTAACAGCATTGTTGTAAGTATCAGAAGCATAAAAAGATTGTTCTTTAGCAGATATACTTTTATCTCCTAAATTACCTGTGATGTGTAATGCTTTCTTTCTTTTTAATAATCTATCTAAATATTTTACATTAGCATTTGATTCAGCGTTACTTTCATCTGTGTCTGAAAGAAATGTTAGTGCATCTTCTAATCGTTTTTCAGTTATCATTTTTCTCCTTTACTGGTTTACAATATGTTAACATAATTTTGTATTCTTTGTCATCTATTTTATAATAAATTCCATCTTTTTTTTCATAAGAATTATCAACAAGATATTCTTCACAAGATTTATAATCTATAAACTTTTCTTTAAGAAGATATTTAATTCCTAGTTTTCCAGGATCTATTTCAGTTGGAATAATTAACAACATTAATAATTCAATCATAAATTCCTTAATTTAAAAAGGCACTACTACAATAACAACTGATTTGAAAAATGTAGTAATGCCTAGTTTTCTAACTCGAGGGAGATAAGAAATTGTTAAAATGGTACATCGTCTTTAAGTATTTCATCAACGCTTTTAGCTTTAGCATCTAATACTTTTCTGACTAAGTTATCTATTTGTTGAAACTCTGAATCAGTTGGTACTTTGCCACCTGACATATACGAAGCTATAAGATTACTCATAGTCAATCTATACTTTTCAGAAAATTGATCTGGAGTACTTCTAACTGCGTAATTAGTATTAGCTGTGTTGGCAGAATAAGTTGCAGTAACAGGAGCTGATCCTGAATTATCAGACAACTCACTTAAGCATTCTATTCTAGAAGCAGTTTGATATTGTTTACCAGTTTTACTTGTTCTAACTGGTTGTGCATCAATTTTTAATCTTGCTCCCTTCGGCCATCTTGATGAGCCTAAAGCTTCACCATACACAGTCATGTCTGTTCCATCATCTTTAGTGATGTAAACAGTAACTTGACCATCATCTTTCTCGAATGCTTTTTTAAATGCACATTCAAATGTTTCGTGTTCCATGTTGGTTCTCCTATTTATTTGTTTTATTATTTTTCCAAATTTCTGCATTCATTCTTATAACCTATTTAAAGGCTTCTTGCCAAATCATTTTTGCATATTCTACAGCATCTGGCGATCCTTTCCATCTGAAGTTATCCATAGTTAATGGAAA